CAGGATGGTTTCACATTGACGGCCGAAGTCCGCATCCCGTACACCACCCAGGAAACAAACCTGGGTGCCGTACGGCCATTCACTCCCTTCAAGTAGAGGCGCTGGCGCCACTTCCTTCATTAAGTTCTGTGTTTCCGTTTTCAGAGTGGGGCACCTATTAAGTCCCCATTTCCCGGCCTGTCTACCAGGTACTCGGAAGATGGTTCACCGGCTGAGCCGAGACCGCCCTTTACCACCCCCCTGTATTCTGTATACCCGGCGTCCAGCCGAAACCCACTAAGCGAGTATACTATCCCAGGGTCTAACACATTGCCTAACTACGGCGGTTTCCAACGAAACCCTCTACCATCCAGTCGATGTAGAGCACGGGAGGGACTCAGGGAGTCTCCCCTCCACGCGACGTTACCTACGACGCCCACAACGCGGACGCGCGACAAAAACACGGACCCGGCCTCCCAACTACTGCCGGCCACCGACCTACAGAACCGTAGGACGCCACTTGTCAACACACACTCCCTGGAGGAGAGCGCATGGAGGACCCACCCCGATAGAATATACCTTTCTGACCTCAACCACGTGAGGACGTGTAGTCAAGAAAGGGTGGTCGTCAAACCACTTGGTGTCGTGCCTAGCGAAGACGCTAGGGTACTGCTTTGCAACCTCAAGCAAAGCAGTTGGCCAAACAAAGGCCCACCGAAGACCAATCCATTCAAATCGGCGCCGAGAGCTCACCGAACTCAACGCCTTCCTCTGCCACTGGCGTGACGGACGAACAAGCTTCCGGGAAAGCGGGGTAACCCTCTTTCCCATCCACTCTTCGGTATGATCCCTCTGCAGCCGAGCCGCAGCCGAAGAGACCAAAGGAAGGAACCTCGCCCGTGGAGGGCGCGCTACCGACACCGGTACCGCGCGGTCCACCCCCTTCTCGTCGATCGGACAGCCACCCATAAGGGCAGCCGAACGAAACCACCGCATTCGGACAAGTTGCTTCCGCAACCACGGAGATAGGCAGCCTAGGCTACCCATCACTCCCCGAAGAGAGATTTCCCAGCGGAGCTTCAAGATCACGTCCAACACGTGAACACGAGAAAACCCCACCAGCCCGCGGACTACTTCCGAAAGCATATCGGACGGTTCCGATCGAGCAGGACGAAGAAAACCCAGAGTCGCCTTAGCAATCATAGATGATTTATGGACGTCGTATGTTTGGCTGTTTAAGTCCAAGCATCGTCCGCTAAACTCTGTCTTCTCTTCATTAACAACGAGACCGTATCTCGCCGTGACCCCACGCCAAGTTCCAAAGAACTGACGGTCACCAGCGAACATACAATCATCGCCGTTGAACCTGCCGATCCTCCGCCGATCCCCGCCTCTGATATTGCAGGCAATATCCCAACAAGACTTGTTGAGCAAGCACAACAGTGGGAAACTGACCAAATTCCCCATCATCGAGCCTCTCTTTATCGCATAGTGGTCATCTAATACGATAGCCTTCTTGTAGCGAAGATCGGTAAAGCTACCGACCAACACACTCCTTTCCTCCTCCGACAGTTCCGATGACCTTGCTATCTCATCCACGATGATTTGCACGGCAGGAAGGTATATGTTATCAGTCGCGGCGACATAATCACCACTGATAAAGGACTCACCTTCCCGACGATCCCGAACGATAGCTCGAAAGTCTCCTCCAGTCACATCCCCTCGGACACACCACCCGTACGAAGTACAGTGGTTGTACAGGGCGTTATGAACCGGAGCCAAGATACGCTTGACTTCAGCGGATTGCATCGTAACAACCCTAAATTTCCCCTTCGTCTTGGCAACACCCAACCTGACTGCACCCCAATCACCTGAGTAATCAGAGACAGCACAGGCCAAAGTACCACCATCCCCGCGGGAAATCTCATAACAGCCCTGCTGGTCAGGGACATACTCGCCCAAGAAGGGCAACTCACTCTCAACTCTCGCAGACGCCAACATGCGACCCCAACCGGACAGATTTTCTCTCACTGCTTGACGCAGTTCCTCGAGATCACCACCGCTTGGTAAACTACTCATGGGCACATCCTTCCCTACGTGTGCCTCCCACTTTCGTTTAGCTTCCGTGGACAACAACGGATCACACTCTCTACAAGAAACATCGAACAGTCTCTTGAACGACTTAAACGCCAGGGAAAGCCTACGTTTACGTCTCCAGTGCACCGAACGCCGTTTCAGACATTCACTCATCCACTCCTCCATTGAGGTGCGTAGGGAGACGCATGTGCGCCGTGTACCCTTAGGTATACGGTCAATGTACTCTGGAATCTTAAATTCCATAGAGAGTACAGCACATGCGTCTTTCAACGCCTTTCCGATTGATCTAGCTGCAGGGCAGCAGACATTAGGGATAACCTCCGGGCGAAGCCGGTCTTCTCCCATCACCAAAAAAGAGCGTAAATCAAAGAATTTACAATCTGGTGAAGTCCGTAAAG